AAATATGAAAAAGTCACTCCTTTTGTTAGCAGCTATACTGCCCTTGCACGCAGTAGCTAATGTACCCATCCAGGGAACCGTTGAATCTAAATGTGTAATTCAGACAGATACTTCTGGTATCTACGGTAACCCTAATCCAAGTAAGCTAAGCACTGATGCAACCGATGGAGGTGTACAGCCAATCATTCGTTATGACATCTTAGCTGCCGACCACTATAAAGCAGTACTTACCTACCCAAACTCTTTTTCCTCTAGCCCAGTGTTGGAAGACGTAGTAGATTGGGAAGGAGATGTTACTGTAGGTGAAACGTCAGAAGCTGGCATGGCTGCTTTTGAAACAGACAAGGTAGAATACAACAATACTGTTGAGTTTAATCTAACCATGGCAGGAAGCGTATGGTTTGAAGTATTCTCTACTGCGGACTATGGATATGATAAGTCTTTTCCAGCAGGAGACTATACAGCTATGGTATTGGCAGAATGTATCGCGCAATAGCTTTTTGTGCAGCATTAGGTATGATTGGTGGGCTTAGTGCTCACCAATTTACTCCTACCTATCCCGAAATAGAAACTTCATACATTCCTGGAGTTAGTGTTGTGAACATGAGTATCTTTAACAGTCGTCAAGAGATAGACTGGTACTCTATAGGTGTTTACGATAGTAATTGGAATAGTATAGCATTCGCGAGCACGGACAAGCTCCTTCAACTACCCTACCTTGGGAGAAAAGATATATCTTTGTACATTCGTAAAGCTGACACCGGTAAGGTCACTTATATATGCTCAAAGTCAAAAACCGTAGCAAGCCAAGCAGCGCCTGCTATAATAACGTCCAGAATTTGTTCTAAAATTAAAAGTGAGACTAATGAAAAAATTAATAGCAATGATACTGTGGTTGGCTAGTTCGTTAGGCTATGCGGATTCAAGTTCTATGAACCTCAATCTTCCTAGCTCCCCACAGAGTTACGCATCTGATAGAATCAGAGCAGGACAGTTAGATTGTCAAAACGCAATTGGCTCCTCTACTAACGTAGAATTCGGAGTGGTAGGCTTTATTGATAATAATAGTACTAACCCGTACAATGATGCTTTTGCGCCTACTATACCTACTACACGTACTCAAGATGTCGGTGTATACGCCCGAATCACAATACCAATAGGTGGGCCTAAAGAGCGAATCAACTGTAATACGCTTTATCAACTAGAACTAGAAAAGAAGCGCATGGAAGTAATGAAACTAAAGCAAGAGATAAACAATCTCAAAGCATTGCAGTTTGCAAAGGAATAATAATGGCAGAGTTCGAACTAGGTGGTATGACATTCAAAGGCGGTAAAATGATGGTTATGCTTACTGCTCTATCTACTCTAGGCGGCACAGCCTGGGCAGGCTTTCAGTTCTATGACGATTACATGGACATGAAACAAGTAGTTGAGAATATTGACACTGATGCTATCGAAGCTCGCAATACCCAAATCATACAAAAGCTTGATGACGCTATCTCTTATACACGGGATATCAAGTCAGGTTTACGAGACGATATTATATCTATCGAGAAGCAAGCAGACCGCGTAGAAGATAAAGTGCGTGAGTCTGAAGAAAAAGTACGAATAATGATTGACAAGGCAAATGAACGTTTCGAAACAAAGCGAGACTCCTTGAAATCAGACACTGACCGAGACATGAAAGAACTAGAAGAACGATTAGAGGGGAAACTGCAGAGAGCCCTCGATAACCCGCTTGCAGACTAACCCTAGAAAAATATCTCTTGACAATCTACCTCTAACTGAGTATAATCTAAAACATGACAAAAGAACTAACCACAATATCCCCTGAGGGACTGGAGATCGCGAATAGTTATCTTCAATTTGGAAACATAAGGGGAGTGTGTGAATACCTACAAGTAGGCGAAGCTCAAGTAGTCGAGTGCCTTAATACCCGCGAAGTAAAGCGTTATATTGATACTATTTACTTAGACATGGGTTATAGAAATAAGAATAACATTGGAAGTTTACTAGACGACATGATCGCATCTAAGCTTGAAGAAGCCCAGGAATCTGGTGTATATTCTAGTAAAGACTTGGCTGATCTACTACAAATGGCGCATAAGATGCGTATGGATGAGATCAAGGCGCAGGCGGATCTCCTCAAAGCAGAGGGCGGTAATATTAAGAACCAGACCAATGTACAGATTAATGAAGCGGTACCTTTTGGTCAAGGTAACTACGGCAAGCTGATGGAGAAACTACTTAACAATGGAACAGATGCATAAACTAGAAATGGAACTACGTACTCACGAAGTACAATGCGAAGAACGGTGGAAAACTACTTTTCAACGTCTTGAACATATAGAGTCCACTTTAGGTAGAATGGAGTCGAGAATGGTAACCCTTGGCGGCACCATTTGTCTATTCCTAGCGGGGGTTATTATAACCCTGGTACAGATGCCGGTATAAATGCTTGCGGAAATCGCAATAGCTAACGCAGCGTTCGGCGTTATTAAACAAGCTTTAACGAACGGAAAAGAATTATATGATATAGCAGATACCGCAAGTACTTATTTTGATAATAAGGCTGCTATATCTAGGAAAGCAAGCAAGTCTGGTAACAGCAATGAGCTTGCAGCTTTTATGGAACTACAGAAACTCCAGAAAGAAGAGGAGTGGTTAAAAGAGCACATGATTTACGCAGGCGACCCAGGTATGTGGGACGCCTGGCTACAGTTTCAGTCTCAACGTAAGAGACAAAGAGAGGCAGCTATTAGAGAATCTAAAAGGGCTAAAGCGCAGCGTTTAGCCGAGCTGATGATATGGTTTAAAGTAATTGGCGGAACAGTTGTCATACTACCTATCATTATTTTCTTTTTCCTACAGCTCCTCGACTAGGAGATATATATGAAGAAGCCAAAAAGAAAACTACCTAAAAGAGGTCAAAGAGCGGCAGGCAATAAGCGTCGTAGGGGAAAGAAATGAGTGAAGTTTATTTAAAGCGTGGTAAGTGGTGCGTCAGAGACGCAGATGGCAAACTAAAAAAGTATAACACTCAAGAAGAAGCCCTCGGGTTTCCAGACCCTAATGCACCAGAGCTTATAGACAATAGAGACTTTGCTTCCCTCGTCTCAGCAGTACGCGAGTACTCTGATACTTTAGAAGAAACAGAATAAGAACGAATGAGGTGTCAAGTGGCACCTTAGCTAGGCCCTTCCCGCTAATCGGATCATTTAACTAGGGCACGGAAAGAACGGAGAAACTATGAAATACGTATTATTAGTTATGGCTGTTTTCACCTTAGCCGGTTGCAATACATTTAATGCAACTGTGGATGGGGCTCAACACATTGTGAATGAGACTATCCAAGCTACAGGAGAAGGCGCAGCAAATATTACAGTTGCCGTAGGTACAGATATTTCAGACACTATTACTTATGGTGCTGATACAACTGCGAAAGGAATTCGCAGCGTAACTACTCTCAACAAAGCACCACAGGAGTAACTTAATGCCCGCCAAGCGAAAAGCTAAGAAAAAAGATTCAAGGTTAAAAAGAGCAGGGGTATCAGGCTATAACAAGCCTAAGCGCACTCCAGGCCATGCTAAAAAATCTCATATAGTTGTAGCTAGGTCTGGGGGCAAGGTAAAAACGATTCGTTTCGGCCAGCAGGGAGCTAAAACGGCAGGGAAGCCGAAGGCTGGAGAATCAGCCGCAGCAAAAGCTAAGCGCAGATCTTTTAAGGCACGACACGCTAAGAATATAGCTAAAGGGCCCATGTCCGCAGCATATTGGGCAAATAAAGTAAAATGGTAGATAAAGAATTCCATCCAGCAGATACAAACGGAGATGGTAAAGTCTCTGATGCAGAAGAGGCTATGTACCTTGAAGCAAAGCGTAAGGAACTAGAAGACGCAGATGCAATGCGAGATGCGCAACGTAACATGGCATGGTTTGCCTTAGCAGGAATGCTCCTTTACCCCTTCGCTGTAGTGCTAGCCAGTCTTGTAGGCCTAGACGAAGCACAGAAAACTTTAGGCTCTATGGCTCCCACTTACTTCGTTTCAGTAGCAGCAATTGTAGCGGCATTCTATGCCAAGGAAGCAATAGGAGGCAAGAAGTAATGAGTTTATACGCTAATATCAATAAAAGAAAGAGGAGCGGTAAGAGTAGAACAAAAAAGAAGTCTACTATCTCTGCAAAAGCCTATCGCTTTATGCAAGCTGGCTTTAAGAAAAAGAAGAAGAAGAAAAGCAAAAAGAAAAGCAAAAAATAAGAGGCAGTAATGGCAGTAGAAATAAGTAGAAGAGACGTAGTCTCTCATGAAATAGTCGATTTAAGCTCTGAGACAAAGTTCCTAAAACTTCCAGTAGCTCCTTATATGGAGTTACTAGGAATCGAACCTCTACCTTCCCAGGTAGCGATTATTAATGCTATTAATAATCCCAAGTACCGTTTTGTCTGTGCCGCTGTCTCTCGGAGGCAAGGTAAAACGTACATCGCAAATATTATTGGACAGCTTGTGTCTCTAGTGCCAGGTTCCAATATTCTAATTATGTCCCCTAACTACGCTTTGTCTCAGATCTCTTTTGATCTTCAAAGGAATCTAATTAAGCATTTTGATTTAGAGGTTACGAAAGATAACGCGAAGGACAAAGTTATCGAAATCTCTAATGGGTCTACTGTAAGAATGGGCTCGGTTAACCAAGTCGACTCTTGCGTAGGTAGATCTTATGACCTTATCATCTTTGATGAGGCAGCACTCGCTGACGGCAAGGACGCCTTCAACGTTGCACTTCGACCCACGCTAGACAAACCTAATTCTAAAGCGATCTTTATATCCACGCCACGGGGTCGCAACAACTGGTTTTCTGAGTTCTTCTATAGAGGCTTCTCAGATGACTTCCCTGAATGGTGTAGTATTCGAGCAACTTATCTTGATAATCCTCGTATGTCGCAATCGGATATTAACGAAGCACGAAAGTCTATGTCAGATGCAGAGTTCAGGCAGGAGTACGAAGCCGACTTTAATACTTATGAAGGACAAATTTGGAAGTTTGACTTTGAAAAGCAAGTTAAGGACTATAGCCAGTTTGACACTAGTAATATGGATGTGTTCGCGGGGTTAGACGTAGGTTTTAAAGACCCTACCGCCTTGTGTGTAATTGCCTACGATTGGGATAACGATCAGTTCCATGTAGTTGATGAATACTTCAACGCTGAAAGAACTACAGAGCAACACGCAGCAGAGATACAAAAATTAATTGAACGATGGGATATTGACTATATCTATATTGACTCTGCAGCACAGCAGACTCGATTTGACCTGGCACAGAACTACGACATTAGTACTATTAACGCAAAGAAGTCTGTCATCGATGGTATCGGCCATGTGGCTACTATAGTTGACAATGATAGACTGTTTGTAGATCAAGAAGCGTCCCAAACTCTTGCTTGCCTAGATGCGTATCAGTGGGATCCGAACCCTAACCTTGTACGGGAAAAGCCTAAACATAACATGGCTTCACACATGGCAGACGCACTTCGTTATGGACTTTATTCGTTTATAACTGCAAACGTTACGTTCTAATGATACCTAGCCAAAAATAGTTATTGACAAGTCATCCTAAAGTCGATATAATTCTTCTAATGAAAAATCAGGAACCAAAGCAAAAATGCCTAAGCTAAAACGTGATGTAGTCAAATATGTACGAGATAAGGCAAAGTCTAAGTATGCGAAAGGTACCTCCTGTGAGATTTGTGGCGAGACAGAGCAGCTTGACTTTCACCACTTTTACAGTTTGACGCCCTTGTTAAATCAATGGCTCGCAAAGAACAAACACAATCCCGAGTACATTCAGTCTCTTCGGGATGACTTTATTGAAGAACACCATGCTGAGTTATACGATCATACAGTTACTATATGTCATACTCATCACCTACTACTTCATTCAATTTATGGTAAGGATCCGGCGCTAGGGACTGCAAAGAAACAGATGCGTTGGGTACAGATTCAAAGAGAAAAACATGGCTTGGTATAACAATATCTTAGGAAGAACCGAAAAGCTAAACCCAGCTCAGTTTCATGACGTTGGTAATAAGGAAAGCTCCCGTGAAGACACTCTAAGCTATGAAAGAGCTTATGAGCAATTAGAGATTGTTAATCGCGGTGTAAACATGATCGTAGATGATGTTGCCGAAATTCCTACTATTGTTAGACCTCATACTAATACTAAAGGTGTGATTAAAGGTATTAAGCGTATTAAGGTAGAGACTCTGTTAAATAGAGAACCCAACCCTTATCAGGATATCAACTCTTTCCGTAGAAACCTTGTTACAGACTTTATTATTGATGGCAACATCTTCATCTACTACGATGGAGCACATATGTACCATCTTCCTGCGAGCAACGTTATCGTTCACGCAGACGAAAAGACGTATGTTAGCCACTATAGCCTAATAGACGTAGACTTTACTGTTGACGAGATTATCCATATTAAAGATAACTCTTTTCACTCTATCTATCGAGGCGTTCCTCGCCTTAGTCCTGCAGCACGCACAATGAATCTTATTTCTTCTATGCGTAAATTTCAGGATAACTTCTTTAAGAATGGTGCTGTTCCCGGCCTTGTACTCAAGTCGCCAAACACACTTTCTGACAAAATTAAAGACCGTATGATCCTAGCTTGGCAACAACGCTATAGACCTGATGCAGGCGGTCGACGTCCTTTAATCTTAGACGGTGGTATTGAAGTAGACTCTATTTCAAACGTAAGTTTTAAAGATTTGGATTTTCAAAGTGCAATCTTAGAAAATGAAAAGGTTATTTTAAAGGCACTCGGAATCCCTCCGATTCTTTTAGATTCTGGTAACAATGCTAACATTCGCCCAAATTTACGATTATATTATTTGGAGACTATACTTCCTATCGTTCGAAAAATTAATTTTGCAATGACTCGATTTTATGGTTTTGAATGTGTTGAAGATATTACCGATATTCCGGCTCTTGCGCCAGAACTACGAGATGCCTCAGCATATTATACTTCACTAGTAAATGGTGGAATTATTACTGCTGCTGAAGCTCGTGAGCGTTTAGGCTTTCCGGAGATCGAAGGAACACAAGAAATTAGAGTACCTGCAAATATAGCAGGCTCTGCAGCTAACCCCGATGAGGGTGGCAGACCAGTTGAGGAGACTGAAGATGAGTAATAAAATAAAAAGAGTTAAAGCAATTAAGCTGCTAGCAGCTTTTTATGCACAAGAAAAGAAAGTACACACAGAAGCGGAGTATATTGCTTTAGGGCACAGACAGCCTGTTACAGGTGCTACTATTAAGTACATCTTTGGCGGATATCCCGGTGTAATGACTATGATTAAACAAAGCGCCTTTTGGAGCGACCTTGAGCAATATACTAAGGTAGCCCCTACGAAAAAGCCTGAAGCTGAGAAGCCTAAGGTTCAAGCACCAAAGCCAGCACCTAAGGCAGCGGTCAAGCCTGCACCTAAAGTTGCAGTTAAAGAGGGTAAAGATAATGAATAAAATCTTTAATCTTACATCTACTTTTAAAGCGCATGAAGGGGATGATGGCA